GCATATGACGCGGTGACGGTCGGCAGGCTGCCGCCTGAGCCGTCCGCCAGGCGTACCCACTGCCATTCACCTTCCACGGCGATGGCGGCGTCCCGGATGGGCAGGTCCACCACGGCGGTGGGGCTGTCCGAGTAATTGCCGGCTGCGTCGATGATGCGAATCTTGTACACGTGCCGCCCCGTTGCGGTGTGATCCACATACTGCCCGGGCGCAGTGGTCGTGTCGATGCGCTCACCGTCGCGCCAAACCTCCGCGAACGTTTCCACGAGGCCGGACCAGAACAGGTCGACGTCCAGCCCGTTGCGCTCCGCTACGGCCTGCAGGGACGGGCCAGGATCAAGCGGCACGTTAAGCACGGTATGTGACACCGTGCCCCAGGGCGAGTACAACCCGAACTGGTTCACTACGCGCACGCCCACGTTGTGCGCGCCGTCCGCGAGGATCTCCTCCCACTGATACGTCGTCTGCGCGCCATAGCGCACACCGGATGAAACGCTATCCACGCGGACCTCGTAGCCCTGCTGACCGGAGGACGTCCAGGAGATGAACGGCCGCGTGTTGCCCGTGACGGACACCACGGGCGTGGGCGGTGCATCACGGATGACGAGGAGCGCATTTTCCGACCAGTCACCGAAAACGCCGTCTGCGTTCTTTGTGCGCACGCGCCAGTACACGTTGCCCGCCGGCAGCGGCGAGATGTCGATCACGGCAGACTGTGCGGCGTCTTCCCCGGATGCGAGGTCCACCCAGATGCTTTGGTCGGAGCTGTACTCGATCTCCCATCCCGTCTGCGCCGTGCCGGTGGAGATTATGTGCCGCCACATGAACGTGACATTCGTCGCGCCTTCCACGATCTGGTTCACCGGGGCAAGCGCCTCCGGCGTGGACGTGCTGTCCACCGTGGAGATCTGCACCCAGTCAGACCAGGGACTTTCCTCGTGCCATTTTGTCGCCGCTTGCACGCGCCACTGAAAATTCCCCGTTGCAATTTCAGGCGTTATCTGAAAAGACGTGTCATTCCCAGAGACGTTATACTCTGTAGCAGAGCCTTCTGCACTATATCGAATCTGCACTTTTGCAGAGTCCTGCTTCACCTCGCCGTAGACGTTCGTCGGATCATACGAAATTTTCCACGTTAAACGCCCGCCAGTGGTGGGACTGATATACCCACCATTGCCGGGCGCCAGATCAGTTACGGTGATCGGGACAGATTCCATCTCCATGATTAACTTCATATCAAGGAGCCGATAGTAAGTTCGCTTATTTACATATACAGTGCTGCCGATGCTCGCGCGAATAACAATGCCATTTTCCAGCATCTTTACACCCGCATCGTCTTGAAGAGTAAGATTTGTGAACTGGTACTCAGACCACGAGCTGCTACTCGGCGCGGCCGTTTGCCCGACAGAGTATGAGGCAAGCTTGCCGGACAGGTTCGCCCACCATGCGATAGAGGGATCTACAGGCTCTACGAGCGGATACACGCTCCCAGCATATCCCGGCGACTGGTTGTAGTCACACCGGCGGTACATGACGATGCGTGCGGAGATAGGTCGAAGGCCTTGTGCATAGTCTGCCGGATCTGAGTCCGTAGGGCCAAATTGCGCAAAGGCGGCCATATACATGCCGCCAATAACAATCGCCGTATTTGATTCATCTAAGTTCGGATCTTTTGCATCGTACAGCCCGGACCAGGTATATGGATCACGCTCAAAAGCAGTTGCAGCATAGTTCCAAAAGAACGTAAATTCATCCCTAAATGCCGGCATGTTCACCCCTCCCGAATGGCATAGAAAAGGAGAAAGCGCCATTCGGTGCTTTCCCCTCAATGAGTTTGCTTTACTTTTCCATTTTGATGCGAACCGCGTGCGCATCCTTTACCACCTGTGCGATCCCCTTTGCCAACAGCGCCCAAAAGCCCGCTGTGATGACAATTGTGAGGAGCACCGCACCCTTCCACGGCATGGCAACAAACAGTCCGATGAAAAGCCCCAGCAGACCGAACACAAGAATCACCCATGCAGCTGCGTCTAACGCGCGCGCAACAAAGGGTGACTCATCGGCCGATGCCTTTGCTACCTTGCTTTTCGGCTGTGCGCCTTTGGGCGGCTGTACATTTTTTTCACTGCACTTTGCACACACTTTGACATCGTCCGGATTCTCTTGGCCGCATTTTCTGCAGATCCACATAATATGGACACCTCCCATTTTTCCGTGCCCTTATTGTAACACAGTGCAAGGATGGTGTCACCCTTTCCGACGAGTCAATTGATAATTTTCGTAAAAATCAATGATCTTTTGCAGCGTGGCAAGATCCGGGACATTCGCATTGACTGTGACATAAACTGTATTCCCTCCGAGCGCCGCAGCTGTATCCGCTGCGTTTCGAATCGAGCTTCCCTTAGGCAACGTAACCAGCTCAGGACCATACTCACCGACGATCGTTTGCCCGCCACGAAAATATGGAGTGCCAGCTGCGTGTCCAGGGATGTAATTCCCACTAAAAAGATCGCTGAACGCGCTTCCTATATTGCCAAAAAATGAAGAGAAGAAGTCCTTCACGCCTTGCATCGCGCTGACAGTTTCATTTGCTTGCCCGGGGAGCGCGACCAGGGACTGCGCAAATCCCTGTGTAGCGCGTTGCGCATTTTCCATACCTGTCGCTGCCTCCGCCGTGGCGGCGGCCACTTGCTTTCGGAAACCCTCGGTCTGCAATTCGGAGCGCTTCATGGCGTCGTCATACGCATCCAGCGAGCGCACGGCATCTTCCGACAGTACATATCCCGCGCTTTTCGCCTCCTCCATGAACGCACGAAATTGCTCTCCGCCATCTGCAATAATGCCATTAAGCCGGATTGCTTCTTCGCCAAAAAGTTTCTGCGTTATAACATTTCTTTGCGTGGCATCGTTCATTTCCCCCAGAGCTTCGAAGACTTCAAACATCAAAGTGTTTGTATCTTTCAATTTGCCATGCGTATCATAAATAGAAACACCCAAATCACGAAAAATGCTTGCAGCGTCTTCGCTCCCAGAAGCCGCCTCGCCTTGTACAGAGACGAGAGATGAATAAGCATCCAGCAAATCGTCGAGCTCAATTCCAAGCAGCGATGCTGCGTATTGAAATTCTTGTACCGTCTCCGCTGCAATACCATAGTTTTGGCTGATTTGCAAAATCTCATTTGCCGCGGCTGCGCCTTCCTTGGACACCTCAACCAGCTCTTGCATGCCTTTTACGATAAGCCCAACTGCTGCAAGAATGCCTCCAGCTGCCCCTGCTACTCCTGCATCCATTGCGCTGAACGAGTCGATAAAGGTCAACGCTTCTTGTGGGATGTCTACGCCGAGCTTTTCGCCCAATCCACTCAACACATCCGAAAGAGATCCTACCCCATCAGATGCATTTTCTGTCGCATCATCCGTATTTTTTAATGCGTTTGCAAACTTTACCTGACTCGTCTCCGCCTTGTTCGTGCTCGTCTGCAGCCTCGTGACGGTGCTGGTCGCCTTCTGCTGCTGCTTCTCCATCTGCTCGACGGCACGCTCGTACTGCTGATACTGCGTCGTCAGCTTTTGCACCTGCTCGCTGTTTTCGCCATACTCGCTGGTCGCCTGCTCGATCTTCGTCTGGAGAGAGCTCATCGTGGTGCGCGCCTTGTCGATCTCCGCGGAAAGCCGCTCCTGCGCATCCTTCGCGCTCTCGGTGTACTCTGTATAGATCCGCGTTCTCTCCGCCGCATTCTCCTGCTGCCGGGCGAGGAGCTCCGTTCGCTGCGCGAGGTAGTCCTCGCTGTCGGCGTTGTCCTCAAACTTCACCGTCAGCAGATCCATCTCCGACTGCAGCTCTTTCGCCTCGTCTGCGTTCGATTTCAGGGCGGCCTTGTACTCGTCCTCGCCCTCGATGATCAATCTTGTCCGAATATCGCGCGTTGCGTTGCGGGATGCCATGGCCGCCCCTCCTCGTCCTTAGTCTTCCGAGATGCTCAGCTTGGTGTTACACCAAGAGATTGCTTCCTGTTCCGTTGCGAAGCTCTTGATGTACTGGTAGTTGCCCGTCGGATCCGCCTCCGCGCTGCCGGTGGTCGTGGGCGTCGAGTAGGTGATGCCCTCCAACGCTGCCTGCGCCTCTGCGGTACCCTCCGAGAAGATCGCCCAGGGCAGGAACACGCCCTCGTAGGTATCATCGTTAAGCGTACGGTAGAACGTCACGCCGACATGCTTCGGGGTGTCCTGGATGCCGTAGGCGAGCTCCTTTGTGCTGCCGCTATCCATCGTATGCCCGAAGAGCAGCGCGCGCTTGTCCAGCGTCTCGGGCTCGTGATCCACCGAGATGTCCGCGCCAAGGGACTTATAGCGCACCTTGCGGCCGCCAGTCTCCGACGTATGCGGCGCGGAGATCACGTTGGGCGTGATGCTCACGCCGATCAGATCCCAGGCCATTGCGCCGTTCGTATAAGTGATAGACTCGCCGTTCTCTGCCAGCGCTGCAGACGCAACGCAGAATCGCTTTACGTCCCAGTAGGCTCTATTTCCATTCGCCATTTTGTCTTTCTCCTTTCTCTAACCGTCCGACCAGATGCGCCGCATCTCCTCGACCGCTGCATCCGCGGACAGCTCCTCCGCGCGATTTACCCACAGCGTCGCAGGGATACCCGGCCGGCCGGGGTATTTCTTTTCCCGC